TCTTTCAACTTGGGTTTCAAGGGAATGACGGACATCCCTAAAGTCAAATAACGTAATACGTGGTTTAGCATTCATAGGCTCCTCAATCGTTCAAAAAATGATACATCAGCATACTCGCATCCCATTGAGCCGAATAGTCCGGTAAATAATACCCTTTTAGCTGAATTTGAGGCGTCTTATCAAGGTTTTTCTCGCGCCGAATAATAAGTCCCCAGTTAGCCTCAATGCCATATACTTCTTTAAGCAAAAGACTATAACCATAGAGCTGTAAGGGATGCAACGGGTCGAGCTTGCTTTTTATCTTCAAATCTACAACCCAAACAGTATCTTTTGTTGGCCCTTCCCCTGGATTATGTTTTCCGTCCCAAAATGTCTTTCTTTGTTTTTCCCAAAAAGGATTAGCAAAAGTCCCTGAAGTATCTAAGGTGCCTCCGAATTCTTTGCCCGTCATTTTTTGTTCAATATGCACAGGCTTATATCCGGACTCTTTAAAAAACTGTGCTACGGGATCAAATACAGCTGCTTGATAATCTGGAACTCCATCTTCAAATGTTTCGCCTTTAAGAAAAGCTTCCATTAAAGAATGTACATCGTTGCCTAAGTCTGCACTCTCTTGATAGAACTTACGCCGAGCATTTACACAACATGGATCTTCTTTGCCATGCAGATTCCTACATATCCAATCCTCAAATCCGGACATATCTTTAGCGAATATGCCGGGGATTTGAGAAACAGATGGGATAGATATTCCCTCTTTGTCTAAATGCTCAACGTGAGGCATAAAACTCCTTTAAGGCTTTGCTAGGACTTGCTCTAGTTTGAGTCTGTTCATACTTCGTAGTCCAACGTATATTACCCGGAAAATAACCTTTTTTATTATCTATCCTATCGACAGTATACTTTAAACCAGGTTTAGTGTATCCAAATTCCTTTTCATATATTTTGAAATTTGACCATGGCTTATACACTCGGATATTTTTTGCTCCGTATCTACTGTATCTATTATTACTTGGATTAGTGCATCTGTCCATCATCCTATGCCAATTAATAAAAGATGGATGCGCTTTATTAAATTTACTTTGTTGTTCAGCATTATACCCCGGATGTCTTAAACGCCATTTCCGCATATATAAAGCTTTTTGAATCAAAGTCATTTAATTTCTTCCGCAATACTTAACATTCCTTCTAGAATGAATCGATAGCGAGCCAACGCCTGTTCTTTATCCATAGCCTCTGTATTAACCATAGCCGCTACAATGACGGCTGCATCATGGCTACGTCCACCGATCATCATATTACGGTCTTTTTGATTCCAATCTGCTTTAGACATCTTCTCAGTGTCGTCAGCCTTTTTAGTAAACTTAGGCGTGAAACGTTTAGCGCGGTCAACATCAACAGTCGGACCTTTTTGTGTTTCGCTTGTAACTGCTTTTTGTTCATTAGGATTTCCAGAAACATCTTTGACAATAAGAATTTTATTCAAATACTCTTTGCCGCTATCGGCTATATAGAATTCCGCTTCAAACTCTGCGCCGGGAACAACATGGGCTTTATCGCCTTCAGACAGATTCTTTGAATAATTCACAAACTTTCCATTATTCTTAAAACCGTACTTTGTTAGTTCTTGTACTTGCACTTTAACTACTTGATTCGTTGCCATTATTTTTTCTCCTTTATAGTCTTACACTAATACCAACACCGAAATGCTGCTCATGATCTAAAATTAAGCCTAGTTTAACATTATCCCAAACAGTATAGGATAACTGGACAAAGACGACAGAAGTTAAACCGCTTCCCCCGGCAAAGCCTAGTCCTAAATCAAGCTTCTTATAATACAATCCGTCGAGTCCTGCGCCAAAACGTAGTCCATTAGAATAGAATGTGCCAATGAATGGCTCATGCTCTAGTCCGAATTGCGGAGATGTAACGCTAACGCTGCCATTTTTGCGTATATCTATTGTAGATACGCGGTCTGGCAATGTCTCGACTGTCTTTTTATTATCAGGGCCTATGATAATAAGTTGATGCGTTAACGGATTCACACTTATCTGTTCACTATCGTCACTAGGAAGTATAACAGATTTAACAACGCTTGTCAAGGCTTTATCACTCTGTTTAGTTTTATACCAAACAAATAAGCCGAACCAGCCCCAAAGAATGGCTGCCGCTAATAGTTTATATCGAAGTTTCATACTTTCGGCCCCTTATTGCTGTAGGCAAAACAAGCAATTGCTGCACTATAAACAGCGGCTTCATTACAATTCAACGGAATTTTGCCAAATAAAACGGCTAGGACACGTATTAGAATAACTAATGTAAAGAGGCCCATCCAACAATCGCCGGATACATCTGCGAAGTCTTGAAGGCGTTCCCACCACATTTTAACTTTGTCGTACATTATTTCGCCTTTTGTTGTTTAATGAACTTCTTATAAGCCGCTCTTGCTTTATTGATGCGGTCATGCACAGCGTCTCTGCTAATACCGAGTTCCGCCGCCGTTGAATATTCTGAAATGCCGCGTTGCATAATACAATCCCAAACGGCTTTCTGTTTATCTGTTAGACTACAATAGGCTTCAAAGTTAGGCTTCAATTTAAACTCCGTTGCTTCTAATATAAGTTTTTCCGTCTCATCTTCAATAGCCGGGCCGGTTGTACGGCTTCTAAATACGACTTGATCGGGATCAAACGCAAAGTCCTTTGCAAACTGCGTTTCAGGATTCAAATCATCCAAATAATTCTGATATGACTTTGTGACAATGCGCTCTTTATAGAACTCTTTATAACAGGGATTCTTACAAGTACTAACGTGTTCTTCCGTTCCTTTAGCTCCGCAAACAATACATTCTCTGTTATTATCGAAAGAGCCGTCTTGCCATCTTACTACGCAGTGTGTCATCATAATGTCTTTCCCCTTTGTGTTTATCGGGTAGCTCCCCGATTTATACCGTTTCTCGCCGTGAATACGTCCAAACTTGAATAATATAGCTCTTCTCGCGTGTTCTTTTAACTCTCACACCGTCATTGTTTATTAAAAGCCCTGCTGCTTTCTTCTTAGCCACTTTCTCATTGTCGTATATATCAAAGAATTCCCACACTTGCACTTTGTTTTGTATGGCGTTTAATAATCTTTGTGCTGATATCATATCGTATCTTTTAACTCGGCTTCCAGGTCTCGCAAAGCGGCTTCGTTCGTCGCCCGTGTCTTTAGTAGTTCCATGATTTGCAGGTCGCATTGGTTTGCTTCTGCATTCAACAATGACACAACGCTAACTATCCAATCAATCTGCATTCGTAAGTCATTAATACTTTCTTTTAGTTCTTTTACCCGTGTACTCATTTGTGTTTCCTCCCATGTTTAGGCACGTCATCTTGACAGCCGGTTGGTACAAGACAAGTCCCGTCTGTAACATCAGGCTTGAAGCTGTCATATACTGAGGCTTTGCCATTTTCAAAACCAAGGCGATAACATAAATGGCTTATTACAATACCGGAAATAGTTAGCTGTAAAGACAGAATAATTATTGTCCATTTAGCTGTTTTATCCATGAATTAAACCTCCTAATGAAACTATCTGCCCTTTATTGTTTCGTTTGCCTATATGATAATGTCTACTATTAAGACTTTGCTCTTTTCTAGTGGCCCATCTACAATTATTCATTTCATAGCCTTCATTGTTATTGATACGATCTAATGTTTTTCCTAAAGGTCTTTCTCCCAAATCTCTTAAGAAGTTTTCAAACTTAGCCCATTCGGGATGTATAGCGATTCCACGTCCTCCGTAATATTTATAATCAGGACTATTTTTATTGCTAACCCTATTCCACATACTCTTCCATGAACTATAAGTGTTAGATTTCTTTGCAGAGTGCCCGTGTGTTGTATTAGCTTTGATCGCTCTACTTTTTTGTAAACAACCGCAAGATTTTGTTAATCTTGCTATATAATTTGCTTTTTCTGTTCTAAATATTGTCTCACAAAAAAGGCATTGAACATCAACTGCATATCTCATATTAGTCACACTCCTCATATTGATAATAGCATTCGCGACATATTGTACATGCCCATTCAGACAATCCATTAAAACATCTCATAAACTGTAGCTCATGTTCATGCCTTAGCTGATTCGCACCATTCATTGTAATGAATCCTCCTGTGATTGTATAAGCCTATCAGCCATACGCATCCAACAAACATGGCAACGGCACGACTCTAAATGCTCTGTCTCATTTGAGCTAACAATGATGTACGGCCTAAGCCATGTATCTTCGGCTTGCTGTACTACTTGTTGCTTTGAGCGTCCCGATGTGCTTCTAGCTTGAGCTTGAACATGTCTAGGATCAGTTTTGAGGGCCGAATGTCTATGGCTTGCCTCTAAGTGCTCTGTGAAGTCATTATAGGCTTTAAATCCAATCCCGCAGAAATGACAAGTATTCATTGTCTCACCCTCCGTTTCATCTTGAATGAACTGATTTTAGAAATATCAACCATATCTATTTCATCAGATTCTAGTAAAGTATTTGGGAAATGAGCTTGCCCGTCTTTATCTTTAAAAAAATTAGCTTTCTGCCAATTCTCTTCTCTGCGCTGCATTGATTGTTTAAAGTTCATTTAAGTAACCCCACTTGTTTAAGGCCTTCGATTGTGAGTGTAGGATAGCCTCCGCTTCTATAGTCATATGTCGGAAGCTTAGGCGCTACCACATCCCACATCCGGGAGTCAATGCCATATTGCTTGCTCCATATCATCTGTCCTTTGTATTTAAGCACTATCTGTGCTTTCGCACCTATGGCTCTCAGCTCAGCTCGTTCCTTACTTGTCGTAAGTGCTCGCAGTCCTTCGTTGTTTGTTTTCATACTATAGTGTATCAGACTCTTCATCAATAGTCAATAGGTCTTTCGTTTCATTTACATGCTCTTCCGATTCTCTGGCAAACTCCAAAGTGTCATTCCGGCAAAGATCACACACTTGATAGCTTATTGTGGATTCGGCCTCTTGTCCACATCTAAGACAATTGATTATAGACATAATTATCTCCTTTGTTCCCGTTAGGGAAGCATTAATATAACAACCCACCCTACCGGCCCAAGACAGAACAACACAATAAACAATGCTAGTTCCAACGTACTTTTATGGCTAGTCATGTTAGGCTCCTAGGTTAGCAGCTACAGTCATTTTAAGGCAAGCGCCGTATTGTAGCTCATACCGTTCACGTGCTTTGTAAGCGGCCTTCAATGTCTTATAAACTCCGGTAGCAAACACTTGCTCTAAACGTGTATAGAAGGTCACGACGAATGACTGTTTCATTTGAGCCTCCTGTTTGTTTGTCTTTCTCATGCCTATAGTATATCAGGCTTTCGGCCTTTTGTCAATAGGCCTAAAGGCTCAATTATGCTAAGAGCTACCCGAAATTATACACTGGGGAAGCACCTACGCTTCTTTCATTGTTTAGGGATTGTGCCAGGTCTTCGTTAACCGCCTCTACTGGCAGACAGTCTTTCTCGTTAGCTCGTGACCTACCGGCCACGCAAGGCAATAGCCTACAAGCTTTAACAGTTCTCTCGAATAGAGGCGAGGCTTTAGGCAAGATTGGCAAATCTTGCGTGAAGTCGAGGGCAGGTCGAAGACCCTTCAGCCGAGACGAACTTCACTAAAGCTTAATAGGTGATGTCATGTGAATCCTTCGCTTTGCTCCGGTTCACTCACCTGTTTAAATATTACTTCTTAAAATGCTTTATTATCAATGTTTTTATTAACTGCACTGCAGCGCTTAAAGCTAAATAATGATTGTAGTAGAGATAGGTACTACCTAATAAACACTAAGGTAGGAGACACCTTGTTGTTTTAGATTTAGCTAGGCCAATACAGTCAGCTACTAACTTCGGAGACTCCTTTGTCAGACAGCAGCCAAGACGTCACTACAAATATTGTCGTACCGGACCGACCGCAGACGCTTGTCCAAAGTAGTTCTGTGATCGGCTACAGTTATGACGGTGCTAACTATATTTTGGATGTTTGGTACAAAGGCCACAAAGGCAAGCAAAGCTTATATCGCTACTTTCTCTGCTATCCTGTGACCATGGCTCAAGTGTTCAATAGCGGGCCTGGCGTGGGTTTGAAGGCACGAAACATACTCAAAGGCTTACGCAGTATGAAACTTAGATAAACATTCGTTGTAGGCCAAGCTCGACACACTGAGCTTAAACGTATCAAACGCTTTGAATCAACATTTAAGCAAAACAAACAATTGAGATTGGTCATATAAGTCATTCATTAACCTTAACCTAATCGTCGTCAGCGAATTGATGTTAAGATGTAATCTGCTTAACACATTTTCTCCGTCGATAAGATGTTAATATTAATTAAGCTTAACATAGGGGGAGTAGGCATCCCTTAATTGAGACAGACGGTGGGGGTCAGAAAAGCCCCCTAACTTTTTTTGATATATTAGACGTATTGATTTCGCTCTGTGGACCATTGGAACGTCGCAAGCCTCATAAGCTTGAAACAGTCGGTTCGATTCCGGCCAGAGCAACCATTTAAAACGTATTGATTTATAGAGCACCCCGTATGTTATTCATGTTAAATCAAAAAAGGAGCCTTAAAAATGACCGTTGAATCCGTTGAAAACGTATCTACTTCTAGTGATGTTCCTGTTAAAGAAAATTTAACATCAAATAACACGGAGAAACCTAAAGTCAGTCCAGCCCAAGATTTACGCAATATCCAAGCCCTTCTAGTCAATGGTATTTTCCCCGGACAGATGGCCCCGCAGGTCGTTCAAAGCTTTCAGTTACTTGAAAAAATGGCAGTAGAAATTGAGAAACAACAGGAGAGTAAATAATGGAATTTCCCTTAGCCAGAGACGCGGCCCAGGCCTCGTTAGATACATCCGCAGATATGCACCTTCGTACTACAATAGCCGCTGACATTTGGACGGCTTGCCACAGCAATGCCTACACCACGTCAGCCATCACTTGGACCTCTGTCACTGAGGAACAGGCACTTATTATCTTCAAAGAGCTTCAACAGCAAGGTTATACATTAGTTTATGGTACCGGTACTGTCACAATCAGTTGGTCATAACAAGGAGATTTGAATGAGAGGCATTCCTACAGAAATAGAATTACAACGTATGGCCGGAGATACATTGCTTCCCACTACACTACAAGCTATTTATACAGCTATATTAGCCGGAAATGCTGTAACAGCGGCTATTTCTACATCCGGACATACCGGACCTGGTATTGAGAGATTGTTTATTGATTTACAAGGTCAGGGGCTAAATGTAGTTAATAGCGGCAGTACTTTTACAGTTAATTGGTAAAACAGCTCTATAAGGAGATATAAATGGAATTTTTTGATTCCCAAACGTTTCACAATCTATCTAGCCCTTTGCCTCCTCCGGATGCAGGATTGATAGGTGCGGTATTGGCCGCTATGTGTACCGCCATGGCTTCCCATCTGTTCGTTTCTTCGGCAGTTAGTACTTCCGGATATTCGGTAGCTTCTTCAGAAGAAGTTATTAGCGAACTACGTAAATTAGGCTATGGTGTTGATATTACCACCACACCCGGTTCTATTATAGTATCCTGGTAAGAACCTCTAATGGGTCTTTCTCGTAAATCCCGCCGTAATATAGCGGTTTTCAACCGCCTGAAGGCTACGCCTTCTCAAGCCTTATATAGTGCAAAACGTATCCCCATTGATACCAAAATCAATACGTTTATAGATGCTTACAGGAATGTTAACCAGCTTGCAGTCTCTCCGCAAGCGGAGGAGCCTTTGAATGATACAGCTAATAGTGCGGTTGGGGAAGTGGTTGGAGACAAGATTTCCTGAGAAGTTTGTTGTTACCTCTGAACGCTATAATAAGTTAGAATCAGATATACAAAATTGTATTGAAAAAACAAATCAAATTGATCTTATTCTTAATCGTTTAAGTTCTGTTGAAACCAATGCTGTACATAAGGGCGCTGTTTCAGATCTTATTGCAGCCGTCAAAACCCTTAAAGATGAATATGTCAGTCTCAAAGCTTCACTAGGTATGGCCAGGATAGGCGACGCTGATATTAGAGCGATGCTTAATGGCTCCCCTATAGACCCGGAGGATACAATATAATGGCTACCCCTAAAGCACAAGTATTTTACAGAGTTGTAAAGGCTGCCCCCGGACATCGTTATTCCGGCCTATACGGTGTTGAGAAGGTGTTCATTAAAGACAACACTATCTATAAGAAAGAGCTTGTCCATGAATGGGATTTACGCATTATCTCTGAAGCTGTTTTGGCCAAATTAGGCGGTTCTGCTGCTTATGACTCCTACACTGAAGATCACGATCTAGAAGATGCTGTGGAAGATCCTAGTATTGTAGAGGCGAAAGCCCGTACTAAAGAGGATTTGAAGGACTTAACTCAGCGTAAACTTAATAAAGAAATGAAGTGGTTTAAATAATGTTCTCAAAAGGCAATCAATATGGCAGAGGCAGACCAAAGATAAGCCTCAATAAGCCGGAGCTTCTTTTGCCTATTATCTTCCAAAAGGCCCATATTAATTGGGCTAATGACTTTACATTATTGTATAAGCAATGGAAGGCTGGTTTTATTAATCCTTTAGATGCCCGTAAGTTCGATTTATATCTACAACTTATGCCTTATTTATGCACTAAAGTGAATATTAAAGACCTAGATGCTTCTAAGTTTGTTACAGAACGGGATCAGAAGGCCATGACAGATCAAACAGCTGCGCTACTAGAGGCCCTTGAGAATGAAACAAAGTCAAGTAGAAATGGTAAAGAAGCTGGCTTGGCAAACAGGCCATCTCAAATACCTCCAAAGGCCTAGTCAACGCCTTCTGTATGAAGCCCGAACAGAAGCCTATAAATCATCTCGTAAGTATGTTTTTTGCTGTGGCCGGGGTTGGGGGAAGTCTTTTTACCTTTTCTCCGGTTGTGTGGAAACAGCCATTCAGTATCCCGGTTCCGATTCAGTATTTGTCGCTCCTGTACAGCGTAAGGTATCGGAATACCTCGAACCGATAGCCAGAGACGTATTTAAGGACTGCCCCGATGATCTTAAACCTAGGTTTTACACCGCAGATCTTATCTACAAGTTTCCCAATGGGTCACGCATTATCGTTTGTGGTTCAAATCAAAAAGCATTTGATAATATTCGAGGCGGTACCTTTAAAAAAGCGGCTGTTGATGAGGGTGCGTACCATGACTACCTCATTGAACTTATCGAGAGAGTACTTCTTCCGGCGCTCAATAAGGGTAATGGGTATCTCGAACTTGGGAGTACACCTCCTGATGTGGAACACCCATTTGACCAGAGATACTGTACGGAGGCGGAGTTGGCTGGCTACTACTTCCACGCCACAATTTACGATGCCGGTTATCCTGAAGAGCAAATATCAGAATTTAAAAGGGAAGCTGGTTGGCTTGAAACAGAAAATCGTTGGAAATCTCCCGCACACGAATTAACTTGGCGTATTGAGTATATGGCCGAAAGGGGACTTAGAAACCCCGAAAAGACTATTATTCCCGGGTGGGATGATAAATACATAAAGGACATTAAGCATGACTCCTACTATCCCTTCTTTAACAAAGCTGTTAGTTTGGATGTGGGTACTAAGCATGATCTTACTGTGGCGCTATTTGGCTATTATCATTATCTCAACGCTACACTTGTAATCGAAGATGAATTCAAACTTCCTGGACCTGAATTCACAACACTTAAATTAAGTGCCGCAATTAAAGTTAAAGAGCGTAACCTTTGGGGTAGTCAGCAACCCTGTGTTAGGGTCAGTGATATTTCCGACATTCAAGCGGATCTCAACTCCACACACAATTTACCTTTTATTAGTGTGTCCAAGACCGAACTACATTCGATGGTTAATAGGCTCAACCTTCTTGTTGACGCTGGCCGTCTTGTGGTTCACCCTCGTTGCAAGCTTCTTATACAAACACTCAAGAACGGTATTTGGGATAAGAACAGGAGCGAATTCGCACACTCAGAGATAGGATTGGGGCATATGGACGCGCTCGCCTCTTTAATCTATATGCATTTGGCATTTGAAGCCTATTATGCAGTTAATCCAATACCAATAGCAGCCCCGACCTTTACTAATTTAGATTTACACGGCAATTATGGCAGAATCAATGAATCAGTTTGGAGTAAAGTATTTCCTGAAGAAAAGAAAGACGATTTGGAAGATGAACTTCCCTATCATGATGAAAATGGTCAAGAGGAATGGTAACTAAATGGCAGCTATAACACCTAGTTCTTTGAACAGCGCCCCCGAGGATTATTATTTCGGAAATGCTCCCTTAGACGCTATTGGCGATGCGCTAATGGATCGTGTTGAAAATTATTATATCTTTTTAAATGCTACCGGCGTAATGAATCTATGGAGGCGCTCCTTTGCGTTCTTTTATAATAGTGCCCGTTTGGGCGGTAGGGTCAACCCTGTGGGTAAGAAGTTGGAACTTCAGTCTATTTCGATGGACGATTATCCTAACCTTTTACGCAACATCCTCGTACTTACCACTGCGCAAATGCCTTCGATGCAGACTCTTTGTAGTAATGGAGACGAAAAGACGCTGGAACAAAACAAAATAAGCCAACAGGTTTTAGACTATGAAGTAAGAGAACATCGAGTTAATGATTACATTGTTCAAGCGGCTGAAGATTCGTTGTGGGCAGGGGAAGGATTCATCTACAAAGGTTGGAATCCTAATCTAGGGGAAGAAGTAGCCCCTGATGCTAATCCCGATACTATGGAACCGACAATGGGGCCTGACGGGCAACAGCAAGTGCTTCACACCGGTGACTGGGAATTTGATAATTTAACTACGCTAGATGTCATTCGAGATGTAGACTCCTTATCGTATAAAGCTTGCGAATGGGTTATTGCCCGACGCTTTGTTAATAAATGGAATTTAATAGCTCAGTATCCTCAGTTTAAAGATGAGATACAAAGAGCGTCTTGGATGCTTACAGACAGACGTAATTCTAAATTTGGATATAGCGCCGTAAACCATAGAGACTTAATTCCGACGTTTGAATTCTTTCACAATAAAACCCAAGCGGTTCCAATGGGCCGGCAAACTCTGTTTTTAGATTCTGATGTAGTTCTATTTGACGGTCCCTTAGCTTATGGGTCCAGGCCAGTTTATAGGTGCGTGTATGCAGAACTTAGAAACAATCCTTTCGGTTGGACTGTCGGATTCTCGCTTCTCCCATTGGCTGAAGCGAACAATCGCCTCACTTCTACACTTCTTACCAATGTTGCTACCTTCGGTGTTACTCGTGTACTTAATCCACGTGGTGGTAACATTAGTTTACAGGCTTTATCAGAAAATCTCGCTGTTATTGATTATACACCCGTAGGACCCACCGGCGGAAAGCCGGAGGTTCTTAATATGTCAAATCCCATCACTAAAGAAACAGGGGATTTGCTAAAATTTGTTAATCAGAAGATGGAGACGTATGCCGGAATAAATTCGACATTGAGGGGTCAACTCGATAACCCTGAAATGTCAGGTGCAGCAATGGCAATGCAAGCTTCTATTTCCCTCCAATACAATGCGGGATTCCAGAAGTCCGTTATTAAAGTACTGGAAGAAGTCGGGACCGGAATGGTGCAAGATCTTAAAGCATTTGCAGACGCGCCGCGTCAAGCGCTAATTGTAGGTAAGATGGATCAAGGCTATATGCAGTCTTATAGCAAGAAAGATTTTGATGGCATCGATCGTGTTGTAGTAGCGGCTGGAAATAGTTTATTGAACACTACCGCCGGTAAAGTTAACTTGGCGGATCAACTCTTACAGAATGGTATGCTTCCTCAAGGCGAAGCCGGTGCCATGAAATACATTCAAGTGATGAATGAAGGCAAACTTGAACCTGAAACCAATGCGCTGCAGTCCACTTATATGCAGATTCAAACGGATAAGGAACAACTCCTAGCCGGTAAAATGCCTCTTATTCAAATGTCTGATAATCATCCATTAATGATGCAGGAAGTTAATACCCTTAACAACAATCCTTTGATTAGAGGCAATCCTCAGTTAGGTAACTTAGTACGCCAATACATTCAACAGCATTTCCAACAGTGGCTACAGATGCCTCCTCTTCTTTGTGCGGCTTTAGGTATTCAGCCTCCACCTCCTCAAGGAGGTCCAGGAGGACCACCCCCGCCACAAGGACAGCCTCCAAAGGGTCAACCGGGGAAACAACCTCCTGTTCAAACTCCGCCTCATCCACAACATAAACCCCCTATGCAAGGCGCAACCCCTCATCCAATGGCTAAAGGCCCTCAAATGCCTAGAATGCCTCAAGGAGCCCCCCAGGGAAATAAGATGGCAGCGCAGTCTATTACGCCGACCCCCTTAATCCCTCCACACTCATAATATGGCAAATACAAAGAATGGCGCTTTTCTAAATGATGCAAAAGTAGTTGCTGGACTTGACCCGTCGGCTAATCAAGTACCTGTAGCTGTAGATGTTAATGGACATCTTTTAATTGATATCGAAGCAAGTACTATTACCATTGGTAGTGTTGACTTAAATGACGGCGCTGGTAATCCGATAGGCTCTTCTGGCGGAGCTTTAAATGAAAATTTAGTATCCATAAGCGGTGCGTCTCTCACAGAAGGCCAAAAGACAATGGCCGCTTCTATTCCTGTAGTGATTGCCTCAGACCAAACCCCTATACCTGTCACTGGTACATTTACACCACCTGCTTTACAGAATGTAAATTTAACACAATTAGATTCAGTGGCTTTAGGCGCTCCGTCTAATTACGGAACATCTCCGGGCGCTGTTGAAGTGCAGGGCGTTAATGCCTTTATTACTAATACACCCGCTGTAACTCTGGCCAGTACTACTATTACGGGCAATGTTACTGTCGTACAACCAACCGGTTCCAATCTTCATGCTGATATAGACAATTTCCCGGCCACTCAAGCCGTTACACAAAGCACAAGCCCTTGGGTTGTTAGCGGTACAGTCACTACAACCCCGCCAGCTAATGCTTCGACTAATTTAACTCAAGTCGGAGGCGTAGCTATTTCTGAAGGTCAGAAATTAATGGCTTCCTCGTTTCCTGTTGTAATAGCCTCGGATCAATCAGCTATTCCTGTGAGTGGAACGATCACGACATCACCTAATGTCAATGTACATGATGGAAGCGGCAATACAATAGCTTCTACAGGTACTTCTTTAAATGTTGACATAACTAATACTGTTCCTGTCACATTGACAAGTACGACTATTGCAGGAAATGTCACTGTTGTACAACCTACCGGATCTAATCTCCATGTGGATGTGGATAACTTCCCTGCTACAGTAGCTGTTACTCAGTCTACATCACCGTGGGTTGTAAGTGGAACAGTAACAACTACACCTACGTCGGATTTAACACCGGCCACACAAAATATTACAGCACAGGATACTGGAACCACTACAACGACTGGAGCAAACAATCAAAGTATTTTTACCGGTACTCCTACCGCAGGGTCAGCAGCCTCTTTTTCTGTTAACACTATCACTTCGGTAGATGTTCAAGTTACAGGAACATGGACAGGTACCCTGGAAGTAGAAAGTTCAAGCGATGGCGGTACAACTTGGTATAAGAATGGCGGACATCAAAAAGGTGTCACATTCAATTCAAGTTCTTTCACGTCGAATTTTCAAGTGTCTACCAATGTTGCTGCAGCTACCACTTTTCGGGTACGAGCTATTGCTGCTTGGACAGGAACAGCAACAGTTCGTGTTGTTGAATCTATCAATCCCGATTCATTATATATTCTAAATGCTCTTCAGATATTGGACGGCGGTACTACCGGATCAAAAGCTACAATTAAAGCAGCTTCCACGCCGTCAGTAGCTACAGATACAGCTTTAGTAACTACATTGATTCCTACTGCTCCTAGTTTGCAAAATGGATTATCTATCACTGTTAAAGTAGTAAAAGCAAGCGCAGGGAATTTAGATGGCTATTATATTTACAATCCTAATGCTAGTGTGGCTTATGTACAGATATTTAATGCTTCGTCTGCCGGCTCTGTTACACTAGGTACTACCGTTCCCGTATTAAGTTTGGGTATTCCATCATTAGGTGCTGCTAATATCTCTACTCTAGGCATTGCTTTTTCAACAGGTATAGCGGTTGCTTCTACTACCACAGCTACAGGAAGTACGGCTAATGGTACGGCAGTAGATGCTAACTTCTGGTTCGCTTAATATGAAATGGATGCCTGATACTTGTGGTTGTTCTTTTGAATGTCAGATAGACCAAGACGGTGTAGATTTAGATTGGATATCTACATATACTACCTGTGATATACATTCTGCATTAAGTGGTCAGCCTTTGTTGGCTCAAGTGTTATCAGAAAATAGAGCGAAAAATTTAGCGCAAGGAAATTAATGGCTGCTGTATATTGTAAATCAGGAAATACAATAGCCCAATCATTAGCGGCAGCGGCTACGCAGGAATTTGCTTTTGGAAATACCTTCCTAAGCGGATCAGGTACAGCCACTAACGCCAATTTTACAATACGACAGGCCGGTACAACTAGCCGATTAGGAATATTAGTAACTTCAAATACTGTTACAGCTACATCAACAGCTAGTGTACGAAAAAATTCAGGTGTTGGAAGTGAAACAGTATCAATTCCCGCTTCTACCACAGGTTATTTTGAAGATACTACTAATCATGATTCTTTTGTTTCAGGGGATACAGCTGAATATAGAGTAACAGCAGGATCTACCGGTACTGCTATAACATTCAGTTCTCTATCAACTACTTTCTTAGCCAATTCGGGTACTGTACAATATTATCTTGTAAATGGAACACAGGCATTCACAGGAACCAGCATTAATGATTTTATCCCTATGGCCGGTTCTATATACGTTAGTACCACGGAAGCACAAACACAACAAAAAAATAAAGATACGTTTACTTATAGTAATATGTATCTACATGTTAATACAAATTCCCGTACTAGTACATCAACAGTACAATTTAGAAAGAATGGGACAAACGCAAACTTAACTCTTTCAATTGCAGCAGCAACGACAGGAATATTTGAAGATACAACCCATACCGATAGTATTGTATCTGGCGATTTAACAAATTTTGAAGTGGTATTGGGAACTGGAACAGGCACACTTAATATATTTAATGCTGGAGTAGAATGTTTTTCTTCTGCTAATAGATTTCAGTTATTAGCAGCTGGCGCGGCCGCTGGACCCGCTTCTAGTGCCACTCTATATGGATCAGTAAGTGGAAATGTAGGAGTAGTAAGTTCGGAAAACACGGTAGCTACAAAAACAAACTTGTCGGCTACTAGTTCTAATATGGCTATATTTGTATTAATGAATGGAACAGCCTCTAGTTCTACGATAAACTTTAGGAAAAACGCAACAAACGGAAATCAAACTATATCTGTACCTTCATTGACAACCGGATATTTTGAAGATACTACACATACGGATGCAATAAGTCCATCCGATACGATTGATTATAGTGTTACATCAGCAGCATCCGTAATGGCTCAATTCACATTTACCATTTTTAGTACTTTATTTACAGTTAATCAAACAGGACACCTATTAGCTTGTTTAGGATGTGGAGGTTAAGGAGAAATAATCATGGCAGATTCAGATAGTAGTTCCCCGATAGTACGTTATAATTTAATTTTAAATCAATTGGAATACTTTAATGGTTCTGATTGGTATGCTGCTGCGACAAGTCCAGAAATGCCGGTGGTTGATACGATCAACGGATTACATGGCGATCTTACATTAGCTGCTGGTTCTAATATTACTTTGACCCCTTCCGGTAATACGATTACCATTGCTGCTACGGGGGGTGGAAGTTCTCCGAGTATTCAAATAATTCAAGCAGCCGCCCCTGCGGCCGATCAAGTAGATTTTACTGTTACCCCCGGATGGGATTTAGGAAGCGCTGAAGGGACTCCTTTAAGTTTAACTATTACTCCGTCTTCAGCCTCTGCAACCATTCGAGTCTCATTGGTTTGCGAAGCTGCTTTTGCAGGAACTCCTATTAATTGTTGGGTTACAGCTTTTATGGATTCTACGAATTTATACGGGTCTAGCTCTAGTCCAGCCGCCTCCTATGGACAATCCCTCTCACATACAGATGTCGGAACACTGAGGGTTGTTTTGGAGCGATATATCGTCCCCGGAGACACAGCCGCACATGTTTTTACTATTCAGGGAGCCTTTGCTAGCGGATCAGACGGGTTTAGTATTGGTACCGGAGATTTGACGTTTATTGTTGAAGAAGTACATTAATAGAGTATCTGCCTGACGGCAGACCTCAAGGAGCCTTAAATGCCTGATGCTAATGCCTCACCTTCATCTGTACCATCTGCTGCTTCTACCCCTGCTACACCTACTAAGTCAGTGGGTAATGAACTTAAACCTGCTGGAGTTAATGTCACTGCTGCGCCGAAAACTGCACCGCAAAGTGAAGAGACATTTGATGTCCAAATCGATGGTAGGACAGAAAAGAAAACCAAGAAAGAAATATTAGAAGCCTATCAACTTCGTCAACTTTCAGATAAAAGACGTAGTGAAGCAGATAAGGTGTTAGGCGATTTTAATAAACTTCAAGAATTAAGTAAACGTGATCCTATTAAGTTTATGAGAGCTATGGGTCATAACTTCGATGATATCGCCACTCAATATCTAGCCCGTAAAGCTGAAGATGCAATGAAAGATCCAAAGGTATTGGAAGCGGAACATACCAAAGCAGAATTAGAACAATACAAGAAATGGGCGCAAGAACAAAAAAGTATTCAAGAGCAAGCCCAAAAGAAAGCACAGATAGATCAAATTAGAGGTCAACTTCACGCCGAGATTATAGAGGCTGTTAAAGACGCTTCCCAAACTCTCGGTTTGCCTATCGATGAGGATTTGATTGTTGCTGTAGCGCAAAATATGATGGTGCAAGACAAGGCTAAAAAACCTTTGAATGCCAAAGAAGCTCTTCCAGCCGCTTATGCCAAAACACAGAAATGGCTACAAGGTATGGCATCCAAGATGGAAGGTGAAGCTATTGTAAAATGGCTTGGCGAAGATGTAGCTAAAAAGATCCGTAAATACGATTTGACACAATTAAAGGCGAAACGTTCTACTGTCAACCCTACGGGCAACAGTATAAGCCGTAAGCCTGAGTCAAAAGAAGCCCCTAAAAAGGCTTACAAGACTTGGTCTGAATTTAAGGCCGAGACTTTAGACAAAATTAAGTAGTTCCCCACCACAGACTCCGCAGTTAGGATATCCTCGGTGTTAAGCCCTCTAACAAGAGTAGCTTGGGTTATTAGTTACACAAAATAATAATTCAGGAGGCCATAATGGCTAATTCAGCAGATACATTTGGAGTATTACAAGGAAACTTTAAAGAAGTATACGGCGATCTACATAATCTCATCCCAGATACAGCCAAGATGATGAAGATGATCCCGTACAAGCCGAAAGCGAAGATTGGTAACGAATTCGTTGAGGCCGTCAAATTGACCCATGAACATGGCGTGACATATTCTCAATCAGATAATAACGCGGGTGCGCTCGTGACATTGAGCACCCCGATTCCGTTGACTCTTTTGGATGCGAAAGTGATGTCTTCCGTTCTGTTGCTTCGTGCGCAGATTGGTTATGACGCATTTGCCCGCGCCGAAGGCGGAGACAAAGTGGCGTTCAAAGATGCTTCCGAGTTGGTTGTTGAAGACTTGCTCGAATCCATCACCAAACGTTTAGAAATTTGCTTGCTTTACGGATCATCCCCTACCGGTATTGGCGGGATTCCTGAAGGCGGAGCTTCTAACGTCGCAGGTGTCCTTACCCTCGTTCTTCTCCCGGCTCAATGGGCGACCGGAATTTGGGTGGGATCAGAAAACGCGCAGGTTGATATTTATCATGGTAGCACAAAGATCAATACCAATGCTCCTTTCGTAGTTACGTCCGTTAATCCCGACACCTATACCTTGGTGTTTACGGGTAATGCGACGGATGCAGCGGCTGTCACAACTTACGTTACAGCTAACGCGGATGCCTTCATTGTATTCACCGGATCATTCGGAAACGAAATGAGCGGATTGGATGCAGTTTGTTTGAACGCGGGAACGCTCTGGAACATCAGTGCGGCCTCTTATGCGTTATGGCACGCGAACGTGTATGACGCAGGCGCGGCTAATCTGACGATGGGTAAGCTTCAGTCTGCCATTCAGAAAGCTGTCCAGAAGGGCCTTGACGGAGATGTTAACGTCATTTGTAACCCGGCTACTTGGGCAACCCTGAATACCGACCTTGCGGCTCTTCGACGTTTCGTTGAAGATTCCACGGAAGGCGAACTAGGCGTTGAGTCCATCAAATACCTGTACGCAGGTGGAAAGATGGATGTTGTGGCTTATAACCTCTGCAAAGAAGGTGAATGTTTCATTATGCCTAAAAAAGGTGTGAATCGTATCGGCGCGGCTGATATCGGTTTCAAACTTCCTGGCGGCGATAATGGATTCCTTCACGTTCCGGACCGGATGGGTTATGAGTTCCGCTTGTTCTCTTCACAGGCGTTCTTCACTCCGTTCGTTGCTAAACTTGTCAAGATCTTTGACATTGTCAACAGCTAAGAATTAAGACGGTAAGGCTCCGGCTAGGGGCCTGTTAGAGCCCTAGCCGACCTTGCCAATTCCCTAGGAGGAATAAATGGCCACTACAATTACGTTTACGTTAACAGTCCCCTCAGTTCAAGGAACCGTTGCTGGAAAGATGCGTGTTATGAACGGTTTCAGTCCTCAGTCTTTCATGGAGATTGGAAAGTATTTTGAAGCAATTTCAGGCGGAGCTTACAATGGTCGTGTTGTTACGACTATCGGAAGTCTTCCTGCTGTCACATCTTACGTCGGATATTAAAAGATCTAAAGGCTTCGCGGCTCTCCCTATAAATAAGAACCGTACAATTTTAAGGAGCATTAAATGTCCATACCTCTTACAATTAATGGCGTTACTTTCCAGTTTCCACGTCCCGGCGATGTTAACTGGGGATTAGCAGTAGATGGATGGGCTGTAGCTGTTACAAATGCTCTTTCTATCATTTCTTTTGGTAACGGTTCTTTCTTAACCCTGACATCGCAGAGTGTTAATCCTGCTACGGCGGGGTTTTTGCGTTTAGCCAATTCTGATACGATTGATTGGCGTAATAATGCTAATACAGGCAATTTAGCTTTAGGTGTTAATAGTTCGGACCAATTAATTTATCAAGGGCAAGTAGTGAATGTCGGCGGATCTAGCGGTGTTAGCGGAATTAATGCAGATGCTAATCCCCCTATTGCAGGAGAGGTTCAATTTCTTAGTGGTACAAATGTCGATTTAGTACAATCTTTACAAACCATAACTATCAATGTGCCTACTGTCGGATCTGGTACTGTTGATTCAGCTACTCAATATAATTTAGCTTATTACGCAGTTGCAGGAACAACTGTAAGTGGGACCGGAGAACTTCTTTATAATCCTGGGACGAATAACTTCTTTTTCAATAATAGTGGATCGGGCGATTCAACATTCTTTATACAAAATAGTGGACTTAGTGTTGACTTTCGTATTTCAGGAAGCGCTTTCTTTTTAGAAGATAACACGCATGCTAACCAGATTTTAGCTTATAATGGCGCTGCTCCGAATTTAGGTGTTGAAGTGCCTTTGCAAATGTCAGGGCATCAAATTAATAGTTTAGCTCCAGGTACTTCTGGAACAGATGCTGTTAATTTGAATCAATTAAACACTGTGTCAGGCTTTCAATCAGGGGATATGAAAGCAGCGGCTTATACAACTGTTCCAACCGGATGGCTGTTGTGTGATGGAACCAGTTATGCTACAGCAACCTATCCGTCATTATTTGCAGCCATTGGTTATGTTTATGGCGGAAGCGGAGCAAATTTCAATGTTCCTAATATGGTTAATGCTGTACCCATAGGAGCCGGATCTATTGCTGCTATGGGCGTTACAGCAGGTGCTACAACAGCAACAGATAGTATAACACCAATTCAAAATGCTCATAATCATACTACTACTTTTGGACATAGCGGTGGTTCTATTTTTACTGACCAAACAAGCCCGTATGGCACAAGTTCTGTTAATCATGCTTTTTATGAATGGGCAGGTGGAGCAAATGCTTCAACTCCGTTAAATTATGACCAAACAAGTAGTGTTACAGCTACAAATCAGGCTACATTAGTAACAGTTAGTACGATACAACCCTCTTTAGGTGTTACTTGGTTTATTAAACAATAAAGGAGCTATAAATGGATATGGAACAAGACGCACTTCGTCAATCGTTGTTAACAGAACTCATCGACAATATGCATAGCCGATTAGCGGATAAGATGTTCCCTGATTCTAATGCTATTCCGATGCCTAATCATGACCAAGGCGATTTGCCTGCGGCCTCTGACATTCCCGACACTGAAGCTATGGATTCCGTTGCTGCTGGAGCGGATGTCACAGATCATGGAGCTGAAGGTAGTTCCACTTCAACCGGAATACCAGATGATACAGATATGTCTGAAGATGATTTAGAGGAAATGTTAAAAGGTTTAGACAAATAGGAGCCTTTCATGGCAGGTATTGATTACACATCAGACGCATTAATAGCGTCTATTCAACGTCGGATTACTCTTCCCGATGCTCAAAACTTATACAGTCCTACTTCTCTCATTCTATTTATGGGAGATGAATTGTCGAGTACTTGTATCCCCTTGATACATTCTGTTCAACAGGAATATTGGGTGCAAAAGATTGACATTCAACTTATTCAAGATGTAACCAATTACGCAATACCTATCAGAGGCATTACTAACGGCCTTCGCTTGGTAACTCTGTTGGATACGAATAACAACGAGATTGATTATCCCTTGTTACGCCCTGAGATGACAGCCAGTTCTTACAATTGGCTTAGTCCCTTCTCTACCTCAACTTTATACGGTTTCTATATAGAGAATGATCATATCGTTATGTTTCCTAATTCAGTTGTTACTAATCCGGTTAATAGAATCAGATTCCGTATTGAGAGACAGCCTTCTCAGCTCTGTGCTACATCGGAAGCAGGGCAAATTACGGCTATTTCAGGACAGGATGTGACAGTGAATGTTATTCCTGCTGATTGGACGACCTCTTTAACCTATGATTTAATTGATGGCAAACCTCAATTTCAATCCAAAGGAGATGACTTTGTAGTGTCTAATTTGGATATGGGTACTCAAATCATAACCTTTACTACTGCTGTTCCTGCTAATTTAAACATAGGGGATTGGATTGCAGTATCAAATACATCACCCATCCCGCAAATACCCTATCAGATGTTTCCTTATTTGGCTCAATGTGTGGCTACCAAGTGCTTAGAAGGAATGGCTGATACTCAAATTCTACAAGCTGCTCAGCAGAAATTAGCCTTGATGAAAGAAGATTTATTGAAGTTGATGCAACCCCGCGATATGGGCAATGTTCAAACGGTCGTTAATAGAGGCGGATTGTTTGATAATGGCCAATTCTGGGGATGGGGAAGCGGGAACTACTGGTAGATCATGCAGGTATTAACGCTTAAAGCTGCTGGACTTTATAGCTTTCCTAATCCGCTCGGTTCTGTTCCACCGGGATCATTAGTCGAAGCCCAGAACTCTGTAATGGACCGGCCTGATACGATAGAAACACGTAGAGGGCAAGCTCAGTACGGCACAACCCTGACTACGCCTTTCCAACAAATGTATAATTTCAATAATACATTAATGGCTTGGGACGGCACTACATTTTGGTATGACTCAGATGGAGCCGGTACTTGGCTCAGTTTAACCGGATCTTACACACAGCCGATAGGCACTTTTAGAATACACGGCGCAGAAGCTTCAAGTAATCTTTATTTTGCTACCAGCACAGGCATTATAGGTCTAACGGCTCCAAATTCTACCCTATATTTTGCCGGAGTACCATTCCCTCTTGATTCAAAAGCTGTTTTAAATACATTAAGCGGAGCCTGGTTTGCTCCTGGTAATACCGTAGGATATCGGATGACTTTATCTTATACCGATACCAATAACAATTTACATGTATCTGCTCCAGCTCAAAGACTTGTCATATCTAATCCCGGCGGAGGAAGTGCTAGCACCGTCACCCTTACCTGGTATATCCCGCCGAATCTGCCATTAGGCTATACCTACTCTATTTGGAGAACACGTCAAGTAGCCGATATTTCAGGCGTTTCTCAAGATCCTGGGGATGAAGAATACCTGGTTGTCAATAAGATATTGACATCTACGGATATAACTAACCGTTTTATAACTTATACAGATTTTACCCCAGATGTATTGTTAGGCGAAGTGCTATATACCAACCCTTCCCAACAAACAATTGCAGGGGCTAATTACCAACCTCCATTGGCTAAAGACATAACCTTCTATCAAGGGAATATGCTGTATGCCAATACCACTACACGTCAACAAACTGTAATCAATATGATCGCTACGGGAAGTCCTGGCGATACAATCACGATCGGCGGAGTGGTTTATACAGCTGATAGTACAGAAAATGCTGCGATAGGCCATTATCAAGTATTTACGACAGGTACGACAGGCCAGAACATAGACAATACAGCGCGTAGTTTAGTGCATGTCATCAATTTCTATACAGCCAATACCTACTACTGGGCCATTTATACTTCTGATTATACGTCTCTGCCAGGCCAAATTACGCTACAAGAGCGCGGCATAGGTGGTGGACCATTTGCTATTACGGCAAGTGTAGGAACTAATTGGTCACCTCAGATTCCGGCAGCAGGTACATCCTATAGTTCTAGCAATAATGTCAATCCTCATTATGTCTATGTGTCTAAGGTGCAGATTCCGGAAGCGGTGCCGCTAGGCAACTTCATTCCAATAGGCACAAAAGATAAAGCTATTCTTAGAATTGTAGCGCAGCGCGACTCAGTGTTTGTATTTAAAGAAGACGGTATCTATCGTATCCTAGGTACAGATATAACCAACTTTAGTGTGTCTTTGTTCGATTCGACAGTTATTTTGACCGTACAGGATTCGATTGCAGCCCTTAATAATCAGATATGGGCATTTACTAACCAAGGCGTTGTTAGTGTTTCAGATTCCGGTTCTATCATTCAGTCTAGGGCCATTGAACGTGACCTTATAACCCTTTCTTCGGCCTTATATCCTAATTTCCATTCCGCTAGTTGGGGATTTGGATACGAATCTGACCGGCATTACGCTATAGCCACTCCGACATTAGTTACGGATACCGTTGCCACTCAAATTTGGGTTTATAACTTCTTAACGCAATGCTGGACCAATTGGCCCCTGACAGTTACAGCCGGAATTGTAAGTTTACAGCCGGATGATCATTTATATTTGATGTACCCGAATTCTGACCTAATGACCCGGGAAAGAAAGAATTGGACAAGCTTTGACTTTGCTGACTTTAGCTTTCCGGTCACTATTACATCTAGTAGCGGATTTCTGGTTAACCTCACATCAACAGCTTCCGCTGCTGTTGGAGATACCCTCTATCAAACTGATATCAGCGGAGCCGTAATAGGACAATCTATCATCACTGTTATCAATTCAGGAACACAGTTAACTGTAACAGACTTCTTCGGATGGGAAGCTGGAGCAGCTACCATCTTTCAACCTATACCAATTGATATCGAATTTACTCCAATAAGTGGAAATGTGGCTTGGGTCCAACATTTTACAGATTGCATCTTATTCTTTAGAACAGATTCAGTCTTTACCCTGTTGGATGTAGCATTTAATTCTGATTTTGATCCTACGAATGAAATAACCACTTTAACTCCTGTTCAAGGCGGAGGATTCGGATCTGTGCCATTCGGTTCTGAGCCTTTTGGCGGTGTTATTACCTTTGCTCCTGTTATTAGAACTTTAGTGCCTAGAAATAAAGCCCGATGCCATTGGCTGAATGCTTCTATTATTCACAGCGAAGCCCTAACCAACTTTGCTTTAGTTGGTATTAACTTCTTCTATAACTACGTTAGTAGTAGGTTCCGTTAATGTATCAAGGCAAATTCACACGTATACAGAATGAAGATTTAGGGAAAGAGCCTCCGAAATCCTTAACGCCTGTTGTGTATCAGTTGAACCTAATTATTGATTATCTTAAGACAGCCTTTGCTAATGCTATTACAGCACAAGATAATATGATAGATAATATTCGCCCTTTACAAATTAAATCAACCGGCGTTCCTGCCACTGACACTCTAACTTTTTCTGTCAGTCTTCCTAACGGCTATCAACCTGTAGGACTTATAGTTTGTAACTGTATTGATTTGTCAGGTGCAATCGTAGGCAATCCGGTGTGGGCAGAGATGCAACCGGGACTCGTTAATGGCGATGTAATAGTAAGAGCAATTTACGGTTTGACACTAGACCATACATACCAAATTACTTTCAGGGTATTCTAACTATGGCAACAATACAAGATCCTAATCAAGAACAACAGCCCGGACAAACTGGTGGGAATGGGGTTAATGCTCCTATTTCAGGTACCGGAGCTGCCGGAAGTCAAACAGCTTCCGGGTCTGCTTCAGGGCCTAATCAAAACCCTGTTAGTCCTGTTCAACAGAATACAGCTCCCCAAGCCGGTCAAGGCTACACCGACGTATCTGCCTATTTGAATGCTAATCCTACTGGCGGTCAACAGATAGGCAATAGTGTAGCTTCTAATCTAACCCAAGGCTACAATACTACAATGGGCGATATTAACACGTCCGCTCAGAATACAACGGGACTTGCGAATTCAGGCTATATTCCTGAGAACACTCAGTTGATCCAGCAAGTAGCAAATAACCCAACAGCGGCGGTAACAGATCCTAATCAAGTTTCAGGTTATCAAGCTCAGTTAAATGATACCTATACAGGTCCTACTTCGTGGACCGATCAAACTAACGCTAACGGCACTACAACCGGCGGTTATGGCACACTTCAAGGTGAAGTACAAAACGCTCAACAGAATGCAAACCTATTAAATACTCCCGGCGGAAACAATGTTCTTGTTCAACAAGTGGAGAATCAACAGAATCCGGGTCAAACAAGTGCCGGTGTAAATTCCTTAGATACTCTCCTATTCGGTGGTACACCGGGAGCTGTACAAGCTGCACAAACTGCCGCACAGCCTTATGCCAATTTAGGTACTTATTTAGATACACAGAACAATAATATTAATAACACGATTTCAGGAGCGCAAGCAAATGCTGCTCAAACATCTGCCGATGCTTTGAATGCCTTTACGGGGGCTAATGGAACATTAACGAACTTGAATAACACTGTTAATCAAACAGCTGCTACTGACTTAAGTCAAGCTCAGCAGCAACAACAGCAATTACAGACAGACTTAGCCAATTTAGAAACACCCGGCGCTATAGCTAATCAATCTTTAGGGATTCAAAATTATAATGTCGGTCAACTTTCAGCTGCGGATCAAGCGGCCCTAGGTATTAATCAACAACAATGGCAAGCTTTGCAAAGCGCACTTCAAAATGCTGGAACAAGTCAATATGAAACAGGGCATAACTTCGGAGCCTCTAGTGCAACAAATGATATCAATCTAAATAACTTCTTAACACAACAGGCGGCTAACTCTACAGGCATTAATGCGGGTAATACAGCGAATGCCGGACAGTATGCAGAAACAGCGGCTATTAATCAATTATTAGGAAGTCAAGCTCCCTTACAAACAGAGGCTTTAAATCCCGCAATGGCAAGCGAAGCTGGTACTTATAATCCGGCTACAATTAATAATTTCAATTATCAAGGCGCTTTAACAGCGGCTCAGAATGACGCAGCACAGAATCAAACAGCAGCCCAACAACAAGCAAATCAATTAACAGCACAGGCCAATGCACAACATGCGGCTAGTAAAAGCGGTCCTTTTGGAAGTATTGGAAATTTCTTAAATCAAGCTAAAAATTATGCAATTAACCCTCTAACGGTTGTCCCAGAGGAACTAAACGCAGTTAAATCGAAGGTATAAAAACATGGCTAATTCAGTAACTTCCGGTCTTGAAAATATTTTAGGGATTGATACCACAGCAGGTAACTCGCAGATACAGAGCGCCATTGATGCTCTGAATGCTGTTGGAGTACCCACAGCTCAGCAGTTAGATCTTCCTACACTACAAAAATACGTCTCTGCTGGTGTTCTAACACCTGCCCAATATCAGGCTATTCAGGAAAATCCTAATGTTTATAGCCAAAGCATTCAGCAGAATCAAGATAATACAGGACTCCAAGCACAAAAAGCAGCTCTTCAACAATTAGGCGGTATTTCACAAACTGGATCTACTCCTATTATGCAAGCTCAGTTGATGAATGCTATTAATACAGCTAATCAATCAGCTCAGGCAAATCGCGGAGCAGTACAAGAGAATGCGCAAGAAAGAGGAATAGCAGGAGGGGGACAAGAACTTCTAGGACAATTGGTAGGAAACCAAGGAGCCGCCACTACAGCTAATCAAGGAGCCTTAACTGCTGCTTCTAATAACGCACAACTGGCCCTTCAGGCCCTCGCCAATCAAGGAACATTAGGCGGTCAAGTTCAAAGCGAATCCCAACAGTCTGCACAAGCTCAGGCTCAGGCCGCTGCTCAGATTGCTCAATATAATAGCCAATTACAGAGCGCAGCGAATCAGTATAATACACAAAATGCAAATCAAGCCCAACAGATGAATTTACAGAATGCTCAGAATATTTCAAGTGCTAATACAGGACTTGCTAATCAACAGACAGAATATAATGCTCAAGTGCCTGAAACCATTTATAATAATCAAATGGGGAAAGCTCAAGCGGAAGCTGGTGAATACAATCAGGCGGCTAATTTGGCAGAACAACAGGCTCAACAACAGAATCAGTTTACTGGTTCCTTAATAGGAGCCGGTGCTACTCTAGGCGGAGACTATATGTTAGGCCAAGGCATTAGCGGCCTACAAAATGCAGGCCAAGCTGCTAATTCAGGAGCTATGACTGGAACAGAGGCTGTTAATACTGGCTATGGTTCTACTCCGAATTCTCAGAACGCGAATCCTAGTCAATACGGTATTCCTCAGAATCCCTATGCTATGGGAGGGGAAGTTAAAGGCTATTGTGGCGGAGGTACATGCTACGCACAAGGCGGGGAAGTGCATGACCATGAAATCTGTATGAAGTTAGGTGGTCCTGTTCCTGGTACTCCTAATGTTCCTGGCGATTCAACAGAAAATGACACCGTTCCAGCGCGTTTAAGTCCCCATGAAATAGTATTACCTCGAACAGTAGCCCAAGCCCCGGACGCACCTGCTAAAGCTGCTCAATTCGTTGGACAAATTAAAGGACAGATTCCGCCTGAAGCAGGACCAATGATAGGAGATGCAATTTCTCAAATGGGCCCACAGAAAAGTTTTGCTGATATCATTAAGGAACTCGAAGCCAATGGATTGGAACTTCGATTGGGTACAAAATAATGCCTTATAAAAGCGATGCTCAACGTAAATTCTTTCATACTAATACCGCCAAGAAAGCTGGTATAACAGAAGATGAAGTAAATGAATTTGATAAAGCTTCCAAGGGTAAGAAGTTGCCAGAGCATGTCGCTAAAATGGCTAATGGTGGAGAAGCGAAACCTTTTAATGGCCTGGACGATAGCACTCTCCAAGGTTTACATGATTTATTGCTAAAAGCTCAGAATGGCGAAGATATACATGAAGCTCCTAAAACAGATCCTTCCGTAGAAGATGAACCTAAAGGAACAGTAGGTACCTTTGAAGTACATGCTTCTACAGACCCCGCTGGACACATGGGCTATGCAGAAGGCGGAGAAGTTAAACCCTCTACCATGGATGGTCTAAAAAGTTTAATACAACATGCGATTGAAGGAACAATGGGTGTGGGAACAAGAGATTTAAATGCTGCTGAAAATGTTGATCCTGTGGTTACCTCTTCTACTGATACGGCTAAAGGAATGGCACGCGGCGGAGAGATAGAGGATAGTGCCGATAAAGAATTTCATGCTGCAATGAAGCATTATGGCGCTATTGCCGGTATCAAAACTCCAGGTTATGCTGATGGTGGAGCAGTTCCTCCAATGCAAGCTCCGGGTATGCCTGTGAATGGCGGATACTCGGGTGCAGGATCAGACAATCTATCCGCTTTATTGCAAATGCTTAAAACGGGTGGAATGGATCAACTTCTACCCGGTAGTACAACAATGAATGGAATGGCTCAAGGTATTGGTCAAGCCGTAACTGACCCAGGCACAGCCGGAATTGTCAATCAGGCAACAGGGGCGAATGTACAAAATCCGGCCCCTACACCTCCGCCTACAGATCCTGCTTTTATGAGTAAGTTGAATGCCGGTACAGCAATGACACCTCCTACACCGGTTCCACAGCCTGCAGGAAACCCTATAAGTCAGGCAATGCACAATTTAAACAACACCGCTCCTACTCCGCCTGATATCTATAAAGGAATTAGTGCTGAAGACCGAGCTAATTTAATGAATCAATTACTGGCTCAAAAGTCTAGTCCGGGGATGTTAGCTGCAAGCGGAGCCGCCGGTTTGGGCGACGCTATTTCCAATTCCTTTGGTAAAGGCGGACAGAATGCTCAAGGAAACTTGGCCGCTAAGGCCAATCAAAATATTGAACAAAGAGCTGGAATTATTGATACACAAAGGGCTCAGAAGATGCAGGATATCACAGCAAAAATGATGGTGATGAAGTCTGACCCTTCCTCTTCTATGAGTACCATTGCGCGTCAAATGTATAAACAAATGACAGGAAAAACAGCTCCTAGTGGTGTATCGGCTGCTCAGATTGAATCATTAAATCCTTTGATTGAAAAACAAATTGAGACATCAGCTCAGAAAGCCATTGCTGGTGGAGAGCAAGCTGTTAATGCTGGTAAAGCCCTTTATGGCGAAACATGGGGGGATATGGTGAAAGAATTATTCGGCGCTACCGGAACCGAGACTGGTGCAGCGGCTTTGGAAAAGGCGAGCGGCGCTACACCGGCTGCTCCTGCTTCTAACGGCTGGTCGGTGGTTAAATAATGGAATACAAGGTGCAAGGCCCTGATGGGGTACAGCATGTCATTGACGGTCCTGCCGGGGCTTCTGATGACGAAGTGATACAACAGGCTCAAAAGCTATTCTCTCCTAGTGCCGTAGAATCCTTTGGACGTGCGGCTGTTAATAATCTTCCTGCCGGAGGTCAATTAGGAGCTTTAGGCACAGCAGCCCTGAAAGGTGAGGATTATAGTCAAGGAATGCAAGATTTCAATGAGAAAGCTAGTGAGGCTAAGGCCGAGCATCCTGTAGCCTATGGAGCCGGTGCTGTAACAGGCTCTGTTGCTCCTTTAGCCATTCCGGGGGTTGGAGAAGCTATGGCAGCAGCCCCTGCGCTCACAGGAGCAGGGCTAGGAGCTGCAAATGCTATTGGTAATACAGATTTAGTCAAAAACCCCGATGAGGCCCTAAAACAGGCTGCTTTAGGGGCTGGAACAGGGGCTATTATTGGCAAAGCTCTCCCTAATGGTGAAGGACTGGCCTCAGATTTAGAAAAGTCGGGACAAAGACAGGCTTTCCAGGCTATGGGCATGAATCCTGAATATGCTGGACATCTAGACCCTGACGAGATACAAGATATAGGCAAATTCGCTCAAGATTATGATTTAGTTAAAGGTACGCCATTTGAACGGTTAGAGAAAGCTCAAAATCTACAAACAGCTTTTGGACAAAAGATAGGAGAACTAGGGGACCAAGCAATTCCCGGTGAAGCTATTGATACTTCTGACTTACAAAGTCAGGTACAAAAATGGGGAGGCTTAGCGGGTACACAGCCTAGAGCCCTCACAAGAGACTATGCAGCAGGTATTAAAAATATTCAAAGTCTTGGAGAGCACCCTACCTTCGATCAAATTCAAAGACTTAAACAAATGTATGGTCAAATGGCTTTTGATGGAGCCCATCAAGTTAAGAATCAAGCAGCAGCCGATATATACAGTAAACTTAAAGATGCTGCTACTGACCTAGTGGGACAACAGACTGACGATGTGCAAGACTTATTTAATGGCTATAAGAACTCCGGAGATATGGTACGTGGACTTCAAAAGATGGCCGGGAAAGAAGCGGCTACAGGACAGGGAGCTTCTCAAGGCATCGGCTTTGCAGGACGCATATTAGGAAAACTACCGGGACAGTCTAATCCGGTTGTGAATACAGCTACGGCTGCCGGTGTAGGAATGATGGGTCATCCTTTAATGGGACTTATGGCTGCCACTCCTACAGTGATGAATCCGGCCATATTGTCTCAAGCCTCACAGATGGGAGCTGAAGCACTCCCTAAAGCGGCTCAAGGGATTAAATTAGGGACGAATAACGCTGTCACGTCTTATCTTCTGAATACATTGAATCAAAATCCCCAAAAATTAGGCCGCTTTGCTCAGCCGCTAATAAATGCAGCTAAAGAAGGCGGCTCACAGGGACTAGCGGCACAGCATTTCTTACTAAGTGGTCAATATCCGGAATACAACAGTATGGTGATGGGACAGGATGGAGGCGACAATGCCGACAGGTAAGGATGGGAATCGTTTCTGGGAAAGATTAGTAATATTGGAACAAAAAGTAGCCAATGTAATGACATTCCAAAAATGGCAAATGGTACTTCTCACAGGCATATTCTTAGCAATACTACGGGTGGCACTAAAATGAGCGGAGGAAATGTATGTCTTTGCAAATTTGTTGGAAATGCTCCCGCTCAATCGAACCATTAGAACGTAAAGAGAAGGATAAAAAGTCTAAGAAAAGTTGGACTATCCTATATTGCCCTTTTGAACGTTGTAAAGCCAATTTAGATATTTATCCGTCAGTTAATGTGAAGATGTGGAATTCTGCTAAAGGTTTCTTTGAGGATGAAACAGAACATGATCCTTTCGCTTAAAAGGTTGATGAATAATCAGGAAGCTGACGCGGTATTTGGCGAATTATATATAGACAACGAATTAGAATGCCTAACCCTAGAAAGATTATCAAAGCTGATACCGCAAGGCACGTACCCAATTTCATTCTATTTTAGTCCTCACAACAATCTTCTGGTGCCTCTTCTGACTGTTCCGAACCGGACGTTTGTAGAGATACACCCAGCCAACACCCCTGATCAGTTGGAAGGCTGCATAGCTGTCGGGACTGTGCACAATCAGGACAGTATTGCAAACAGTAGGTATGCATTTACTCAGCTGATGTCGAAGATAGCGACTCACGACGACTTAACGATAGAGATTTCTTAAGCTTCTTTCGCATAGTTTTATTTGTCGTAAATGTTTTAAACCTCAGGCCTTTCCGAGTCTTTCGATTCGGGACGGCTTTTTTTGTTGCAGCACTAAGATAATTCATTGTTTCCCTCCTGACCGAATCCGCTCGGCTATTCCTTTACGTATTGGGCGATACATTTTAGTAGGGTCGCTCATAATTGCCTTATAAACTTCTGTCGCGTCATAGTTTTCTGCAATTTTCGCATCCTCTTCTCGTTGCTCCTGACGGCCTCTCGTATAAGCCTCAAAACATGTAGGACATTGTTTACTCTTAGCGGCCTCTGTTAATCCTTTCTTATATGCCTCTTCCTGTGCGAGTTTGATTTGCTCGGCTAATTCCTGTGTGAATACTTTCCATTCTCTATCTGATATACCGATATTTTGTTCGTCAAGAACGGCCCCTAGTTTCAAAGCAATACTTTCAGCCGTCACAGCCTTTCGGGGAGTCATGGCTTGATAGTGGAAATCTTCTGTATGTCTAGGAATGTCTTCTTTACATTGACATGGGCGTTTAGAAAAACAAGGTAAACATTCTTCTCGTTTATGTTCTTTGCAAATTTGTTTCATTTCTCCTCCGTTCTGAGAGTATTCATTTATGACATCCACACGGACATTGCGTACCTTGATAATATTGACAATTATGACAATGCATTATTCGCACTCCTCACATGGTCCATCTGATATATCAACTGTGGAACATGAATGGATATTTTTAGGCTTAATTTTCTCCTCCGTCTCTCGGAAGGGGGCGAGAGCTTCTGCTAATAATTTGCAAGTCGGCCAATGCATACTAGAACAAAATTCGCCGTGTATATCCTCATGGGCTTTCTCTGCCGCCTCTTTGACGGCGAAGAGTTTTTCAAGAGTTTCTACCATTTCTAATCCTTTAGCCATTGAAACTGTTCCCGGCATAATTTCCCATCGCTTCCGCAATTCGTCGAGCTGTTTCTCAGAGATCATTTCGCCGCCTTTCATACTTTAATATAACAGGCTTTCCCTACTTTGTCAAGGCCTGTTTTAAGAAATCTTTAATATGTTCCAGCCCTACAGCAAACCCCATCCCTGCCGCTGGTTCAAAGGGATTCTCCATGATTGTACCTTCTCCTACACCCACCAATCGTCCTGAGAGGTCTACCAATGGCCCTCCTGAATTGCCGGGATTAGTTGCTGCGCTTTGGATTACTACACCATGCGGCACGCCTTCAATGTCATCCGTGAAGTTCTCTACCCATCCTACACTTACCGTATGCTGTAAGCCTAATGGAGAGCCGAATAGCACCACTTCCTGCCCTCTTACTAAAGGCTTGCCTATTTTGAAGTAAGGGAAGTTATACTGCGGTATAACAAGGTTAATCTGACCATTCTCTAATACAAATGGAGAATCTCCGTCTTTCCATAAAGGTCTTACTAAAGCTAAATCAAGGCGTTTATCTACAACCCCTATAGCGCCGACATAAACCGTTCCATCATCTGTCTTAATAAACACCTTGGTTATCTTATCATCAGACACGCAATGAGCACAAGTCAATACGTCTCCTTCTTTATCAATAAAAGCTCCTGAGCATACTCCTTGTCTATGATCGCTAAGTACCATACCTAATTTAACGACTTTATCTTTATCCTTTACTACGACTTTCTCGGGGGACATGGCACAAGCAAACATTGGAACAAACAGCAAAAATAATTTTTTCATCATTTTGACTCCTCTTGTTTTAAACAAATACAGTCTATATTTTTATCAACTAAATCTAATTGACGAATTGCATATGCGCATGTTTCAACATCTGGATACTCCACAACGGCGGTAATAAATCCGTGTAATAAATGAATTGTTAATATTAAACTGTACATTTATTTCCCCTTTTTGACATGCATTATTTTCTTGCCCTTAGTCAACTTCTTTAAATCCTCTTCATTAAGCTTTAAAGCCCTTAATTCATAGACTAATTCATTTAATATCATCATTCTCTCTTCTATTGTGTCTGCTTTTCTTGCTATACAGCGACGAAAAAATTCTTCTGTTGAATCTAAATCAAGTCTAAATCCTATAGGATTATCCAATTTTACCTCCGAGAGTCCATTTTCCACATGCCTGACAATGTAATCGTTGATATACTAACTTTGCTTTACGTTCTGTGCCTCTTTTCTGTAATTTAGCTTCTCCACATACAGGGCAAGTTCCGTTATTATAAACAGAGGGCATTGATTGCGGTGTCCAAGCCTTTAATTTGTTATAAAGCTCTTCCGTACTCAGAACATCGTGAATATTGTACTCTTTCATCGCATCCCAGGCCTTACGATTTCCTGCAAGGCATTCTGTCCATAAAGACATACCTCGGAATTTCTTATGGCTAAGCTTCTTATACTTTGTACACAATTTGTCAGTTAAATATTCCAATTTGTTTGATGTAAATTCAAACACTTTCTTAGCAATTCTGTATGTGTCCAAATGCTTAACCGGGCTAGGCGGCTTCATTCCATGTAATATGAACCTAGCATTAATCTTTGGAATATCAAAGCTTTGTCCATTCTGTGTAACTACAATATCTGCTTTATCTAGGAAGTCCCATAGCACTTTTAAAATACGTTTATCGTTCTTATCATTTCGCTTGTCGTGATACACCACTAAGTCAGAATTTAGCCATTTGGCAGACCATGCCATGATTTGCCAATCTTCCTTAATCTGATTCAGAGCTACAAATTGCTCTTTTAGATTCCAGACATAGGCTACAATAGGCTGAGTTTCGATATCGAGGACTAGAACGTTAGATTCGCTCATTTCGCCGCCTTTTCCTGATTTGTCTTAATTAAGTGGCACTCTGTACACAAAAACTGTAAATTCTCTATAGGACAGAAAAGCTTCTCGTACCATTTCTTATAGTCTGACCACTTCTTAGGCCCTTTGCCAATAGGCAAAATATGATCTACAGCTCCGTCTATTTTACGACGCTTACGCTTTCGATTTGTTATATAATCGACTATAAAAACAGCACGACTACATTCGTCACACTTATAAATACCCTTAGCCATTCGGGCTTTCTTGAGTACTTCCCGTCTTTCCAGGCTCCAACGCCATGTCTTTCGGGCCGCCGCTACTAGATAGCGGTGAGGTGTCCATTCTCGCTTCGTTCGCGCCTCTTTTGGCTTTTTCATTCCGTTTCCGCCTTTTAATTCGTTGATCCCGGCTATTCCACCAGTGGTCATAGAACAGCTCTATCCATAGTGTAACTAAAACTGCTGTTTCGAGTTTTTGATCTAAAGTCATTAATGCACTTCCGCCCAGTTTGTACCTGTTTTGACATCTACAGTTAATGGTACATCTAGCTTAATTGCATTTTCCATTTCGTATTGTACTGCTGCTGAATCATGTTCAATATAAGAAGATTCGAATAATAATTCATCGTATATTTGAACTAACAAACCGAATGAGGGCGAGAAACGGTCTTTATGTTTCGAGATCCCTATCATAGCCATCTTCATTATTTCTGCTGCTGATCCCTGTGAAATATTGTTGATAATTTGGCGCTCCGCACTTTCACGCCGCCAGATGTTGCCATCAGATAAACCATCAACTTTAATTCGCCGTCCAAGTAAAGTCGTGCAGAAGCCGCTTCGTTTAGCGTCAAAGAGCAACTTATCTTGCCATCGTCTAAGACTTGGAAACAAAGTCCACCAGGCGTTAATTTGGTTTTGCGCTTCTTCAAGTGTTCCTCCAAGCTGTCGTTGAACTGAATATTTACTTGCTCTATAGCCTACGGAAAGATTAAGCACTTTGGCCCGGTCTCTCTCAATCCCCAAACGCTCGGCTGTAAATGTGTGGAAATCAATCCCGTCATTAAACATTCGGCACAATACAGGGTCCTTTGATAAATGTGCCATGACTCTGGGCTCAATCTGGCCAAAATCGCAATCTCCCATAAGCATTCCGGGTCTAGGGACAAACATCCGCCGCACTTTCTTTCCATTTTCGGTTTTCCTTGGTATTTGCAATAAGTTAGGATTTGAACAGCTTAAACGCCCTGTCCTCGTTCCACATTGGTTGAACCACGGATGTACTATACTTTTGCTTCTCTCCAAATATGGATTGACAAAAGAGGAAAGCAACGTATCCAATTCTGAGTATTTGAGTAACAAGGACACGGTGGGATTATCCGCGACCGATGCCAAGGCCCGCTTATCCGTAGACGACTTTCCTTTGAATGTCGGATAGATTTCTTTCGCATTTAGGGAGTCCAATAATTGCCGAGGAGAATTGAGATTAATATCCCCCAACTCGTTTTTAATTTCTCGCTCAATCGGCATCTTTTGCAATTCCAAGGTTGTTTTAAGTGATTCCAAGTATTTAAGGTCAACACAAATCCCCCTTGCTTCCATTGCCGCTAAGATAAAGGCTACAGGACGTTCTATTTGTTCAAAATAATCACTAGGGCACCCTGTAGAGCTAAATCCAGGTACTAATTTACCTATTTGTTTTTCATAAAGTTTCCATGTTACATAACAATCCAAGGCGTTATAGGCAGATACGATATTAATAGGCCATTTATCTAATGTGCGACGTTCCGTTGCCTGTTTCTTCGTTCTTTTACCACAAATATCGTCATAATTAGGATATTCTATATCTAAATCTTCTTTAGCTAGCTGTTTAAGGCCAAAACCATGACGACTACTATCGTTAATATGGGCAATAAGAGATGTATCCCAAACCAATTGATTATCATTAACATTAATCCCCCATGACCGAAGACAGTCAAAGTCTGAAACACCGTTATGACAAATTAAAGAAAGGGCAGAAAAATCAATATGATTAAGAAGTACAAGGTCACTGAAATAATAACTAGCGCCGCCGTTATAAAAACCACACCCAACAAACCCCCCTTGCTCATCGTGTTCAACATCACAAGACCATATTCCTTCAGGTGTAAAAGTTTCATCATCAATTCTTAGGTCCAGATTGTGTTGCCTTATTAATCCATCGAAAACACTTTGAAGCTCCTCTAATTCCATAAATTAGTCCTATTCCTGTGTATATAGCGACACAGACGCAGGCAGCTATAAAGCTAATAAGGCAAGCTATTAACAGTGCTTTTAGGTAATTCTTTATATCTATCATCCAGTTCAATATGATTCTCCTGATAGTCTAAAAGCATAAGAGCATCGTAGGCCAAGTGGGCCAAATGAGGAAGACCGCTCTCCAAATCCAAATCTTCCCCTCTTAAAAAGGCCGCTAGATGCCTAGAACAAGAGCCTAAAAGCTTCATCCAAGGCATTCCTGCCTTGTAATTCCATTGCCCATACTTCTTAGCTCCAAAGTCGCCTACTTTGGCCACATAAATTAGCCCGGGCATAGCAAAAATATATTGCAGTTGTATTTTGCCCGTATCTAAATGTTTTGCTTCATTCGTCATAGGCTTTAACCTCTTTCAATATCTGTTCCAAAAGAAGTATAACAGATTGTTCAAACAATGTCAAGTGCTTTAAATCTTCTACTCTCATTATCCTAAGTTCCCTAGCGCTTCGCCATTATCGGCAATCTTCTCGTCTTCATATTTACTAACTTTAAGTCTATATATCTCTAATGCAGCGCAGAATAGAGAGCCCATAACGACGCAAAACACGCTGAAGCTGCGCCCATTACGTACAACATACTCAACACATTCTTTATAGAGAACATAGGTAAGATCTCCCGCTTTCATAGGTTTACGTCCATCGTCAATACTACTCATTTCTGCTTTTGTAATATGAGGCATTTAAACTTTCTCCTTTAGCTCTTCTGCGAGAGCAAATATAGCATCTTGTAATGTCTCATGCAATCCATCTACCAATATGTTTGTAAAACTCATCTTTGCTTGCGACACTCTTTGAGGAGCCACTAAATGAACAGGAATAAACCTATGGAACACGGCGTATGCCATTTCCCAGTTTGTACCATCGCTTTGCATATCGCCTGTGATATTCAGTATTGCACGACTTTGTGATACGGCTTGTAGATCCTTTTTTACAAAAGCTGCCATACGATCACGATCAAAAGCATTACTAATGATATCGTTCATATCTTCATGCTTTTCGAGTCCTTCATTATCACTAGGATCATAATAAGTTAATCCATAAGCTGATAACAAAGCTTTGGTTTCAGCTCTTTCTAAAAGAACTTCGCCTATCTTGCGATGCGTCATTGCACCAGCAATATAAATGTCATACATGGGATGTTAGTCTCCCTCAATAAGTCCTGTGCCGTTGCAATAGCTGCATTCTATTTCTTTCTCTTCCCCGCCATGCCCTACCCATAGTACTCCTTGTCCTTCACATATATCACACAAGATAAGACTCCTTACAGGCAACGTGAGATACACTATCTTGGTCAATATCGTGCGGTTTGGTAGTGCTAAAACTTACTCTGCTAGGTAGTTCCCGCCAATAGGCATAGGCCACATACATTACTTCGTCATCTTCTTTGAACGGCCTATTGCAAAGATTGCATGTTAAATTCATTAGAGTTCGACCATTTTATATGGCTTATTTAACAAGCCGAAGTGGATTAGGCCCTTTGGTCCATTATCATTCTTGTCAAGATTTCCCACAATTTCTGTACATTCAGGTGTAACACGGGTTTCACTAAGAAGTAGAACCCTGGACGATGCCTGTTCAATTGTACCACTCCCCTTGATCATGGACATTCTGGGCGTGACTTTCTCACCTGACTTAAGATCAATCCAATCTGCACTTCTGTTAAGTTGGGCTGTAACAATTCCGGCACATTCATACTTACGGCGTAAAAAATTAAGTCCTTGCATAAAGGCGCCAAGTTCCCGTTGTTCTTCGCTAACATGGTTGATATGGTCGAACATAAACACGTCCGGTTTGATTTCATTTATCGCTTCCTCGACTTTTTCAATGTTTGGCGCAAATGAGTCACATACATAGAGAGCGTGTTTACTAAATTCGGAAGGTTCGCTAAGGGTTGCCAAGTATCTAGACCAAAACTCTGTATATGGTGTTTCTGTTGAAAAGATAAGTACTCGTTTACCAGCTTCACACAATGTTCGAGCGATGCCGATAAGAAAGTTAGTTTTACCCGTTCCTGTCCTTGCAGCAATCGTAAGGAGGCGGCTGCTTTTGAGTCCGCCTTGTAGCATTTGGTCGAGTTTGGCGTATCCTGTTTTAAGCTCTGCGCCACTTGAACCGGAACCCAACTGACATTGGCCGAACTGCTTGATACTGTCTGGGTTTGTGGGACTGTGTATGACAAGTCCTGTCTCCATACTTCGGGATTGTTGAAAGGACTCCATAGTTCTCCCCACGGACTTTGCTTCATATCTGCTCCAAATGTTTTCAATTTTGGCTTCCAAATGTCCCGAAGTTGCGTGAACCATGGATGGATGATATCTGAGTAAATCTCCGGCATCAACAGCACTATAGCCGTCATGACGAAGCCTACCAAGTATGCTAGTAAGAGTTGTGTCGACATTTCCATCTTTCATTTCCTCCAATGCTTTAGCTATCCAACCCTCTTGTTTAAGTGTATAAGGTTTTAACCCATTTTTTTCCAATAAAGTATTCGACGAAAAAAGCTCCGTTGGAAGAATAGGTAATGCGCTTATACGAAAGGGGTTTAACCACCGATACCTTCTTCCGCTTTCGTGTACGGAGCCGGGAGCTACAACATAGCCGCCTTCCCCCCTTATGTCTACACCTGGCATTAGACGGACAGCATTCTGAATTATGCCAGCGCTTCGATACCATAAATGCCTACCATTCCCCGTTAAAGAAACCACGGATGATTTGAGTCCAAGTCTTTGGGCAGAAGCTATTCCTTCTGGGCCGTCTAGGTCTATCACAACCAAGCCCGACACTACACCAGTGACTATTCCCGAATTTGCATTTGGCCACTTGAGAAACCATGCTCGGACTTCTTCCTCGCTTGCTCTTCGCTTTTGAAATTCTGTCCAAGGTATTAAGGGCTCTTTCGACCTGGGCTTCAAGGGAATGACGGACATTCCTAAAGTCAAATAACGTAATGCGTGATTTAGCATTCATAGGCTCCTCAATCGTTCAAAAAATGATACATCAGCATACTCGCATCCCATTGAGCCGAATAGTCCGGTAAATAATACCCTTTTAGCTGAATTTGAGGCGTCTTATCAAGGTTTTT